AGCATAATAAAACTCCTTTCTTTTATTTTTTATACACATATATATTTGCGTAATAAAAAAAATATAAAAAAAAGGAGGTAAAATATTAAATTTTTTTTAGTCATTTATCTACAAAATTCGACTTTATATTAAATATTAACTAAATATTTGCCCACCCTTGTCCTTAACATCAGCAGCACCTGTTGCCGTTATACTATCTTTAAATATAATTGAACCAGAGGATTGAAATACTGGGCTTGCTCCAAGAGTTCCTTTTATACCGCTAGCATATAGAGTAGTTCCATATCTTGCACATATGGCAGCTCCATTTGTACTGGGAATTGTTATAGCAAGTGTTATGCCATCTATTTTTGCAGAACCTACTGAGTTCAAATCTATTGTTGGACCATATTTAGCGGTCAATTTTGTACTACTACCCACAATTGTAACATTACTAACATTTTCGCAATGAATTGCTGATATTTGACTATTTAGTTCACAACCTAAAACATATAAATATCCGCCATCGTCTAATTCTACAGCAAATTGAGCATTAATCGACTTTATGCCATATAAATATAAATTTGCAGGTTGACGAGAGCCAATTATTGCATCTGTAAACGTAAAACGCGAAACTCTAACTGTTTTCCCTGGCATATCATCAACATTTAATGTACCATTCATAAAAGTATTTGCATTGGTCGTTTCTGTGGCTGCTATAGCTATTATATTTGCAAGGACCTTACGCATACTATACCCAACTGGGGCGTCATATGTCCCAGGGGCACAATTTATATATAATATCGTAGCAATAATCTCACCTGTGCACATAATATCAATAGCTTTTTGGATTGTTTTAAAAGGACTACTTTGTGAACCATTATTATTATCATTCCCATTATTGGCATCAATATATAGTTCAAGTTCATCATACACAGTAACATTTTTAATCGGCGGTACTGAAATTACCCCATTTGAATCCATGTTTATACCACTGCCAATTTTAACATGACCTAGTGATGTTGGAGAAGCAATAGATGATGGGTGAGTATCAAGTAATTCTATTTCATCTTCAATTTTATTCATATTTGAGGCAATAATGGGTGTTCCAGGCTCAATTATGTTTCCCTCCGCCGGTGTCAGTGTAATTGTACCATCAGGATTATCAACTTTTGTAAATGTTCGAGGTTTCTCGACCTCTCTATTCTTCCATACTGTTTTTTCATATGCCATTTATATCACTTCCTCTCCACATGTATAAGCTCCACAGTATTGGAACAAGCTTGAATTTCCTTTGTAATGCTTATATAGTAATTCCAAATTCCTCTCTAGCCTATTAGCATCTACATGACTAAATCTTTGATTATATTCCCAATCCATCTTAGGAGAAATCCACCCAGGTAATATCCTTCTTTCTCCTAATATTTTTATATTATTTTCTATCCTATTTAAACTTTCTGCAAATTCAATACTACTCATGTCTCTATTTGTATTTGTTTCCAAATCGGGAATTCTGTCAAATAACTTTACTAACCCTGCTACAATTTTAGTGTTATTTTCTACCCTATTTAAGTCTTCAAAATTATAGTAATCTTCACTATTCCAACTAGTCTTAGGTTCTTGCCATGACATGTCTACACACCACCTTTAGTCTCTGTTCTGCCTGAAAGGTATCCTGCATATTCGAACTCTTGCTTAATTATCCTGGATTGTTTTTTAGCTTTAAAACTATCTTCTACTAATACTATATCTCCACATTCAAGGGCGGGATTTTGTCTCCAATCAATGTTATATATAGCCCTTAGATTGTATTCTTCAATAATCCATTCTGCCACTTCCCCGGCATGTTCAACAGTGTTTATAAGAGGATTGTCTATCTTGTATGATACTCCATCCTTAATTCCTTGATTGTAGAAAGTAACTTCTTGCTCTTCTTCTCCATTATGAACTACCATAATCAAAGAATATAAGAGCTTATCTAGCTTAATCTGTGGCTCCTTATAAACATTATCAAAGGTTATATTTTTCATGTCATAGCCTTCATCTGCCATTGGATATATCATACCTGTATACATATCAGGACCAGCAAAATATATATAACTTGTACTCTCATCAAGGGTTTTAAATTGTTCTATTTGTAATGTCCCTTGTCTATCTTGGTATATTGCAGATTTCCCAGCTATCCCTAGATATTGTAAAGCTTTTCTACTATTTAAAGGTTTCTCAAATCCACTTGTAGGAATATTTCTTAATCCCTCATCTATGAAATAATTTTCTACATTAGCTTTTATTAAAATATCCTCTGCTAAATCATAAAGATTAGTATTATTTATACTTGTATATTCTTTACCTTCTAATAATTCAAATATATCTCTTGCTATAAATGTAGTTGTCAAGGCTCCTTCATCAGATTGCCAATCAGTGAGATAAAATTTCCCCATGGGAATAAATTCAAATTCATCTTCTGATATTTCTATACCTATAGATGCTTTGACCTCTTGTCTTTCCTTTAAGAACCTATAGAATCCAGAAGGATTAAGAATATTAAATTCCTTGCTACTATTATCTATTGTGAATCTAATCTCATTTGAAGGAATCTTGTCACTTATAATATTCATCTCTTCGATAATATTTAATTTAATTAATTTATCATCATCATATTCCTGGAAAACTCCAAAGTCTACTTCTGTAATTCTAACCCTTCTGTATGGTTTAGCCCATTTTTTTATAACGATTTTTATCTTTCCATAGTTATCTAAACCTTGTACTAGTACATAAGTAGGTTCATTATTTCCTATAATCGTTTCTTTGTGTATTAAAGTACCATCTAACCTATAAACTTCAACATCAAAATCCTTGGCGTATTCTTTGGCCATATTATCAAATGTAATGGTCAATCCCATAGAATTATGTTCTTCTGTGAAGTTCAATTCTAATACTTGATATGGTGTAAATACTCCATTTTCATCACATATATCATCACTCCACCAACCTAATTCTGAATCTCCTTCTCCTGGTTTAGGGGGAATATAAAAGCTACCGTCAAGCTTAAAATAATCTCGCTCAAAAGTAGCATATTTATGGTTCATGTTTCTTTTTTTGTTAGTCAATTGGTTTATTCTGCTTATAGGGGCTTCACTTGTTACTATCGGAGTATTATCGTTATAAGCTTCATTGTCTAGGATTTCAAAGGATACTTTGGCTGTGGTTCTTCTAGTAAGTGCATAAACAGATTCTTTATACTTTTGACTTACTTTTATCATGTTTACACCTACCTTTCTATGATGTTGAATTTAATATCCTTATAACGAATATTACCATTTCTATAATCCAATGCTCCTACATGCCTATCTCCTACATAAAAAGTCCCTGTCTTTCTCATATTATCTTGTGGATCTATATATTCTACTTGAAAAAATACAGGGCTTACTAATTTGAGTAATTGGCTTAATTTGTTTTTATCTAAATAGTTCCAACTTAATTCTATTTTTCTCTTAGTTGCAATTCTTTCAATTATAAGTGTACCCCTCGCGTTTCTTTCTGCTTTACTTAAATCCATAATCCCTACTTGGTAATCAGAAGGAGTAGGGATTGTTATTCCTTCTATCTTTATCATGTTTTACCTACTCCTTTCTATAATGGTTGAATAACTGGATCCCCACGTCTGCCTGTTTCCTCTTTAAGTGGGTCATAGATTGTTCTTGCCACTTCTTTACTGTCTAAATATGTTTTTACTATTATTGGTTGATTATTATTTCCGCCAAATTGATTAGTTTCCATTATTGCGGTGCCAACTGCAGAAACCAGCATATCTTGAAGTGTTTCCAAGGGCGATACTACTTCTTTACCGCCTGGATTATCTCCAACCATTGCCAACATAGGACCATCTGTGATACCACCTTTGGCGAAGGCTGGTATAGTAGCTAATCCACCCAATCCCCCAGCTATATAAGGTATTGCTGCTGGTGCTGCTAAAGCTAAAGCTCCTGCTCCTACTGCTATTCCTGCTGTTATTGCTGTTTTTGTTATGACTCCTTTGTTTGCACTAAACCATCCGCTTACTCTTTCCCCTAATCCAGCCATTAAATTCTTAAAGTTATCCCATACCTTAGCGAACCCACTTACCATGTTACTCACAAATCCCTTCGCTGTTTCAGCACTTGCCCTCAGAAATCCACTTCCGAAAGCACTTAGGTTTCTACCTACACTATTAGCAAATGTAGCAAAGTTTTGGCTAGCTGTTTTGAATCCTTCACTTAAATTGTTTGCAAATCCTTTTGCGATTTCTACTGCAATATTTCCTACATTCTTTCCAAAAGTTTGTAGGTTAGTTTCTATTGTTTCTATAGTCTTATTTGTATTTGCCCCCATAGTAGATAAACCTTTATTTATATTAGTTACTAATACTGTAGCAATACCTGTTGCAAGAGTAGCAACATTTTTTTTGTGTATTCCATAGTTAGTTTCTATTGTTTCTAAAACTGTGCTAATATTTACATTCATTCTTTCCATTGCAGCTGTAACATTTGTTTCTAACCCAAGCAGTAAGCCTGCTGTAGTTTCTTTCAACCATTCGTAACTAAGTCCTATATTAGTATTTAAGGTTTCTAAAGCAATACCAACATTTTCTTGTATTCTTACAAATACCTCAGAAGTTCTAATTTTCATTTTTTCTAGAGAAAATGCATATTGGGAATAATCTACCGCTGGCACTGGTGGAGGGATTAAGTTCCATACTGGTTCATAAACTGGTGCTGGAATAGGCGGAAATAAAGGTGCTGGTATTTGTGGTAAATCTAAGCCCCAATCTGGATTATAAACAGGACTTGGTATAGTCGGAAATACTGGTTCAGCCACCATTATTGGGATTGCTACCATTTCTTTTAACCTGTTCCACTTATCGCCAAACCACACAAAAAATTTGTTTCCTTCATCTTTGGCTTTTTTAAATCCACCTGTATCATCTACTGGTTTTACTTTAAAATCATTGTTAAGATTCAATCCATCTAATCCTCCACCTGCTCCGGCATCAGCCGAATTTTGTTGCAATATATTTAGTTCGTCGAATGGAGCTAATGCACCTTTAGCAGCTTTGGCAGCATCCTTAATCCCTTTGCCTAAATCCTTTTGGCCTTTAGCTGCATCTTTAGAGATCCCTTCCATATCTCCAATTGTATCGGTATAGTCTTGCACTGCTCCAACTTGGTTTGGCTCTACATCTACCTTCTTACCAGTTATTATTGCAAATACTTTTTCAACTGCTGTAGATATTTTTATTAATATATCTAAGACTTTTGTTAGGAATTTAACAACTGGCAATAATATTTCTTGTAATCCTTTACCTGCAATTCCTAAGAACTCCTGCCATTTTTCTTTCAATATTTTTACACTATTTGCCCAGGTATCGTTATTTCTAGCAAAATCGCCTTGAGCATCTCCAGTTACCGCCATAAGATAGTTATATCTCAGCATTACCTGTTCAGCCTGGTTCATTTCCTGCCAACTCTTACGGATCCCTTGACTTAATGCAAATGCTTCAAGATTAGCTACATTCATATTTATACCTAATTGTTTCAAAGGCATTGTTGCACCAGTCATACCAGACATAAGCTTTTGAAACATTTCATCAGTTCCTAGGTTATAAAAGGATGCCATGTCAGCAATAAGAAGTGTTAAATTCTCAGACATTTCTTTAACTGCTTTTCCTGATATACCAGAAGATTTAAGCATTGCTCCCATGTAGGATGTATATTTCTTTGCACTTAATTCACCAATACCATAACTTTCTATTAGGTTTTTAGAAAAATTATCTACATCTTTGGCCATATTACCAAATACAGTATTGGTTACGTTTTGTATTTCTTCTAGGTCAGATGAAGCTTTTATTGCCGCCTTTCCAAAATCTACAATTGCTTTTGCACCTAATGTTATCCCTGTTATTTTACCTATTGTCTTTAAGCCACTGCTAAAAGATGCTTGGAAACCTTTAAATTGTTTTTGGGTCTTATCCATTTCGGTTTTGATGCCCGAAAAGTCAGGCACCTCCTCTAACGATGAAGTTGGACTTCGCCATTAAAGATTCCCCCTTTCTTTGCATAATAAAAGGCACTAGCTATTTAGCCAATGCCTTTATGTATTCCTCATAATCTTCTATATAACCAACAAATTGAAACTTATCCTTGTATTTTTCTGTAACCCCATTGTAAAACCAATATCTTGTTATGTGCTCACCTTTGTTCTTAAAGTAGTCTATGCCTTCTTGTGCATAGTCAAATTCGTATTTTTGGTTTTTGTATATAATTACTGCCTTCCTTGCCATTCCATTTTTAGCCCCTGGATTAGCAACTTTGATTTTCCATTCCTCGTATTCTTCTTCCGTCATATAATCCTTGATATTTTTTCCATACATAGGGTTATTTTCACCTAATGATGCTTGTCTCAATTTTTCGCGTGTGCTGAGGCTTATGCCATCTATTTTATACCCTTCTTCTTTAGACAACCCCTTAAGCTTTCTTTTATAACTTACGCCTCCACGCCATGCAGGATTATTTTTACCTTTCATAGCTTTACTTATTTTAGCGTTTCTCTTTTTTATTGCCTCTGGTGTCATTCTAGTTAGTGTATTTAAACCTATTTTCTTTTTAGCTATACTAATGTTCCTGCAATGTTCTTCGCTTCTTTCTGTTTGCCTTACCCCAAGACCGCCCAAGGATTTATTATAACCCTTGTCCGCATTACAAGTATCATATTTTTCTATATATTTCATTTCTAGCTTACATAAAGTTTCCATATTTTCTACTTTCTTTTCTAGTAGCATTACTTCAAAATTCTCTTGTCCATATTTTTTAACTGAATTTCTCAAATGTGGGTTATGATGTGCTCTTATTCCATGCGGATACCTTTCTGCAAATGAATTAGTTGTAATTCCTATATACTTTTTACCATTGATTTTATTAGTGATAGCATAAACTACCATTTTATTTTCTATTAATTCTCTTTTGTACTCCATTCTTTTCTTCCCCCTTTACTATATTATACTATAAACTGCTATAAGTTGCAAGTATATTAAGTAAGTAGTATAATATAGAATAATAGGAGGTGCCATTATGTCTGACTTAAAAAATAGAATAAGAATAGGTAATGCTGTTGACAAAAAATTATTCCAACAATTAAAAAAACTATCTAAAGAAACTATGATACCAATGTCTAGATTGCTAGATAGAGGTATAGAATTAGTTTTAGATGAATACAAAAAGCCTACTTCTAAATAGTGGGCTTTTATTCTTTTGATTTTCCCCTTCTTCTATGATATTATTTAGTAAAAAGCAAGGAGTGATATTATGAAAATAACCTATAGCATCACCGAAGAAGATTTAAAGAAATATGTCTCAAGTGATTTTAGTGCCAAAAACAAAACTATTCCAAAATTATTGCTATTTATAGGTGGCTTTGCTTTAATAGCAATACTGTTATTGGCTTTAATTGCTAAGGATTATTCATTTGCCATACCTATAATTGTATTTCTAGTAGTAATCTACTTAATTTTAAAATCTCCCAAATTACTAAAGAAAAAATATCTTAATAAAATTGATACTAAGGATGAAAGAATAATTGAAATTGATGAAAACCATCTAACTGTGACTAATTCAACTAGGACTACTTCTTACAAGTTTAATGAAATAGAAGAGGTAACCTTTGTTAATGATTATTTTATTTTCATTAGATTTAATCCGGGCGATAGTTTACTTATTCCTAAAACTGCATTCTCTGATAGTATGGAAATGATAGGCTTTATCAATAAAATTAAAGTTAAATCTAAAATACTATAGCACCTGTTAAGGTGCTATTTCTCTTTTACCTCTCCACCAAAAATATTATTTAATATCATAACCTGTTTAAGCATAGCCTCATCAGTCATAATTTTATTTTCTTGTTTATTTCCCATATCCTCTAATATTCTTTCTATAGGCACTTCTTTCGCCCATACCCATCTACTGATTAGATAGGCTTGTATTATTAAATTTTGTTCATCTTGTTTCTTTTTCTCTGCATAGATTTCAGCCGACAAATTTAATTCATCTGGTGTCATTTCCCAGAATTCACTAATGGGAATACCAATAGAGATGGCAAGTTTTTTAGCCCCCTTTATAGTAAAAGGCTCCTGCTCACCATCTTCTATTTGTTTTTTCCTTCATCTTCTTTATCTTCTTCCTCAACAAATACTTCATTTAGAGCTTTCCACATATCCTGTGTAACTTTTGTTATAGATGAATATTCATCTATAAGGTCCATTACCTTATCTGGTGTCAGTTCCTTGTCTTCATGTGCTAATCCTGCCCAAATAAGAGTAGCATATTCTTTCATAGTCAAGGTTCCATCTTCAATGCCCTTTATCTTCATTATAGGGCACCCAAATTTCTTTTCTATTAAGTCAATGGCTCTCATGCCATATTTAAGATTCCTTATTTTATCTAATTTAATTGGATAATAGCCCATTCATTTTTCCTCCTTAAAAGCAGTTTTTATTAAACCTTTTTCACTCCTGGATTCCTCGTTTTATTACTTCATCCGCTAATTTTTCACTATCTAAACTTACACTAATTTTATTTTCGTTATTTAAAGTTCCAGGAACAAATTCAAGTTTTACAACTGGTGCATTATTTACATCAATTGAATATTTAATATTGGTTACTCCTTTAACTTCTACATCATCAATAAACACTCTTGCTTTGTAGCAATCTTCTTGTTGAATTTTAACATTGTTACCCAGCGTTGCTCATTCCTCCTTTAATATAAAAAATAAAGGCTAAGATATTATCCTAGCCTGCTGCCCCTACTGTTAAGACAGGTTTACCACTAATTTTTAGAGTGGCCCCAAACCCTATAGTCCCATCTACATCTACATCTCCTACTTTAAACCCTGTTACAACCCCTTTAAAAGCCCATTCGGCTTGTGGTGTGGTAGGAAATGTTATTTTATAATCTTCAGCAACACCTGTGTCTAATGCACTTTGCATTTCAACCTGTCCTGTATTTCCAGGATCAAAAAAACCTTCTATAGGCACTTCTCCTGCATCCTTAAATCCACCTATAAACTCTTTATAACCCCCATCAGAATCTAATGTGGTAGTATCTACAGTATCTGCTTTAATCTCTATTCCACCAATAGAAGTCAGTCCTGCAATATCCACAGACGCTTCTGTGCCTTTGGATAATTTTGTACCTAACGCTCTTGTTGCTTTACCCATATTATTTTACCTCCTCAAAATAAATTGTAAAATCTATAATCCCTCTGTTTACTTTAAGTTCATGTTCATACTGCTCGTCTATATTGTTTATATCTATATCCTCAATATATATCCCTTGTGCCCCTATAGCTCTCTGTGCCATTCCTTTTAATAAATCAGTTACTTGTTTTCTAATTCTTACCATATCAGAATACTTTACAGCCATAATAGAAAACATATAAGAAATTGATTCTTTATCTGTCAATCCTTCAAGAGTTTTTATTGTTTTTGTGCTAATCCTCGCATATACTAAGTATGGACCAGTAGCACCTTCTGGTGCGTTTGTAGGGTATATTTGATTGCTCAGTTCTGGTATTGCTTTTACCAGTTCATATCTTAGCGCTGTTTCCATTACTTTAACCCCGCTTTCATTATTTCAATATCTATTCTCTTTTGCATTTCAGATACTATAGTTTTTTCTATTTTAGACGTGTTATCAATTAAGCTATCATGGATGAAACGATATCCTGGTATATATCTTCCATTCTTTGCAAAGAATCCATATTCTTGCGATATCGGATAGTAACCTGTAACTTTACCTTCTTTGTTAGGTTTTTGAAATACATCATTCATATTTCTATCAAAGACGATTCTATATACTTTCTTGCCCTTTGCTCTGGCTCGTTCGCCTTTCATTACGATACCTTTTTTCAACATTCCCGTATCGTATGGTGCATTTGCTTTTGAATCTTTTAAAGCTATATTCATTCCTCTTCTTGCACTTGCTGTTACATATTTTTGTGGTACCTGACCTATTTTTTCTAAATCCTTTTGAAGCTTATCCATACCTTCTACTTTAAATTTAAAATTATTAGCCATTACTTTTTCACCAACCTACAGTAACATAGCAATTCTCTATTTAATCCTTTAACATTTACAGGCTGACCTATGATTTCGTATACTTCATCACCCTGTCTTATTCTCATTTCTGATGTTATTCCCTCTATATACCTCATGTTAAATTTAACTTCTACTTTGTTATCTGTGGTTAAGGCAGCAAAGAATTCATTTCCCAGTAAGGGATCTTTACTGGCCCATATACCACTTTTAAATGTTTCCCATGTGTCAATAGGGTCCCCGTATTCGTCTCTGCCTTTTACTTGTTGTATAAAGTCTATTTTGTGCCTATAATCTCTCATTACTCATCACCTACAAACTTCCATTCACAAACTAAGTCCGTTTCCTCATTGTAAGAATCTAACCAAATTTGCTTTCCGTCATCCATAATACATAATCTTAAAGGGTAGCCCATATCGTCGTACTGTATTATGTTTGACCTTGCTATGATTTTTCTTGGGCCGTCATTTTTTAATTGAAATATTTTCTTAACTCTATTTAAAAAAAACATTACTCATCACCTACAGTATATTCAGCCAACAATGTAAGATGATGTTTTAAACTTATATAGGACTGTTCAAATCTTGTTGCCATATTTACATCATCATATCCAAAATTTGCTTTACAGTAGACGATTATGGCCCGTTTTATTAAGGGATCTGTGTCTACAACTTTATCTTTATTTACTCCTGATAAAATCAAATCTGCTTTTGCACTTTCTATTAAGTCTTGAATTTCTGTATCTAAATCATCACCGCTCACTCTTAAAGCATCTTTTATATCTTGTATCATCTAATCACCGCCTTTAAGCAGCTTTATTAATTCAGTCTTTGTCTGTCTTGTGTTGTACTCGATACCCTTATCTTCAAGTATGGCTTGCAATTCTTTTTTAGTGTAACTTGACAGGTATTCTATCGTTGCGGGGTACTTTTGAAGATAATCTTTCCAGCCCCCGTCTTCTGCCTCAGTCTCAGTCTTTTTGATTAGCCCCCTATTAATTAAATCTTTTATCCGCTCATTTTCATCGCATATAAATGAACTACCGGGGAGGATTATCTCCCCGGTGTACTTATCTTTAAACGATTTAATTACGATATACATTAACCTACAACAACTTTCTTAGTTATGGTTACAAGCGAGTTCTTATCCACAACCTTACCATCCACAAGCATGATAGCTTTTGTCACTTGGTCATCAGTGTCGTTATCTTCATAACGTTTCACAGTTATGTTGTAGTTTGTATTCAGGACGTAATCCTTAAAGTTAAACAGAAAAGCCACAACCGTATCATTTTCTATTGTAGCGCCAAGGCTTGTCATGTAATCATTCAGTACTACAGTTCTACCTAGTAATGTTCTTTCTGGTCTGCCTGAAACCCCATAATTAACTCTAGCAATAGGTTGTCCGTTTTGGTCAGTCATTCCTATAAATTTCATAAATGTCTTTTTAGTCATGCACCATACTGCTTCGGATTCGTAGGATAATGGTAAAGCGGCTTCTGCATTAATTAATGTTTCATAGTCAACATCAGCATCTGCTGCAATCTCAATATTTTGTCCTTCTGGAGCTGTTTCAGTTAAAATACCTTCTGGTTGTCCTTCCCCAGATCCAGTGATAATAGATTGCTCTAAAGCTTTGGTCATAGCTTCAGCTATATTGTTTATTAAAGTAGTTTCAAATACCCCAAGTGTAACAACACTAGTTTCAAATGACACAGATACTGCACATCTTAATTTGTAGTAACTAAATACAATTTGCCCTGTGGTTTTCTTTTGTTTCTCACTTCCTGCGCCCTCAGCTACCCAAGTAGCTACTGGCTTAACACTTGATGTAGGAATTGCAAGTCCGCCTTTGTATGATGTTCTAGTTACAAGTGGTAAAATCATTCCTGTAGCTTCTAATTTTTCAACTATCTTTTCTAAAACTGTAGTAGGTATTACTGAACCTACGTCACTGGTAGTTGTATTTTGGTCCACATTTTGGAATTTTTCAGGAATTGGAGTTCCTTTCACAACATTATTCATAAATGCTTTTCTGTACTCAACAGAATCATAAATATCAATATCCGTTGCAATTGCATTTTTATCTAAAGTATCTACCACTACGCCATCAACTCCTTTATCACCTGCTAAATTAGTAATGTCTAATCCTTTAGGATCATCATTTAAAGCATTGAAATTAGCCTGTGCAAGTTTTATTTCTTCCCACTTATTATCTAACTCCTTTACTTCTTCCATTTTCTTGTCCGCTTCCTTTGCGTTGCTTTTGTCTAAAAACTCTTTTACTTCCGCCATCAAAGCATTTCTTTTTTCTTGATATTCTTTAAAATTCATCTTTACACTCTCCTTTTAATTTTAAATAGTTGTATTTTGACATTAAAATATCCGATTCACCATTTTCTGAATTAATCGGACCTTTAACTGTATTTCTTATTTTGTTTATTACTTCAATTGGTATCATATTATTATAACTAGCAACCATTCTAGACTCTTCTTGGAACATTATTTCATCTACAAATTTATATTCCAAAGCTTTTTCAGGTGTCAACCATGTCTCTTTATTCATCATTTCCAATAAGTCATTTTTCTTCATACCAGTTTTAAGGGTATAAGCATTTACTATTGTGCTGTTATAATTTTTAATTACCTCTGCTTCATGCTCTAAATCTCTATAATCTCCCGATGCTGTACTTGATACATTATGAATCATTATTTGTGCAGTAGGAGATATTAATACTTTATCACCCGCCATTGCCACAATACTAGCAGCACTCGCAGCTATTCCTACTATTTTTACTACCTTATTGCCCTTATAATCTTTTAAAGCCGTATAAATTTCACTACCTGAATAAACATCACCTCCACCACTATTAATCTCAACTTCTACTTCTTCATTATTTAAAGTTTCTAACACTTTCGATACATCATTGGGACAAGTAGAATCCATGTCGAACCAATCATAAACCCACTTATAATCATTTGGTATGATTACACCTTTTATTTTTACTTTATTAGCCACTTACTCACCTCCTACTCATCTGCTGGTCTAGTATCAAGTCTACGGATATATTCGTCTCCGCCTTCTCTTGGTGCCATATTGAGTATTTCTCTTACTTCATTAGGATTCATGATTCCTCTATCTACATATTGGACTAGATTTAGTTTAGTTTGCATACTAGCAAAGTTTAAATTAGAACTTTCAAATATGATTTTATTACCAAACCCTCTTTCCCTACGTGTAAATAACTTCCTTGTATATTCATTAGCCATTTGCAATGCATCAGGTTCAATCCTTGCTTCATAATAGCTTATCCATTCATCTTCATTGTAACTAGATTGGACTATCTTCTTGTTAGTGTTGAAAAATGAATATATCCTTTCTGTTGTTCTATCAGTTTGAGCTGCATTCGGTACATAATCTGTCGGCTCTATTTGTTTGGCATCTGCTTTTGCATCTACACCAGCAACACCAAATGTATCTGATTCTATACTTAAATAAGTATCCGCAAACTGTTTAACATTCTTTTCTATATCCTCTGGCCTTAGAGATTGTTGAAATTGCAATAACCATCTAATTACACCACTATTTTTTATTGCCTTTACCATACCCTGATCTATTGTCCCTATAACTTCCATTAAACTTGTTAAAGCTTCACCTGGAGGATCCCCAAATATATCATTATCGTTATAATCATCTCTTAAATGAATTATGTCAGAATAAGGGAATATACCTGTTCTACCATTTCTGTAATAAAATTTTAAATACAAATTCCCTGATTTATCATATATAGCTTCAGCTGTTAAACATGGTACAGGGTAAAGTTCTATAGGATAGCCATTTTCATCTTTAATAATTAATATAAAAGCATTACTATTTAATGCCAATTGGTTTGCAACTTTTTCTTGTAGCATTTGACCACTCATATATGGATTAGGCTCTGTTAATAAAAACCTCATATATGGTTCTGGATTTATTTTCAATCCATCAGGGCCATTCCTTATATGTTTAGGTATTAGTTTACCTATTGCCTTTACTCGTGGCCGTATACAAGCTCTTACTATATCACTTTTATAAAGTTTGCCATCCCATGAATAAAAGCCATTTCCTCTATCGGTTATCATTTTTACTCTACTAACTTTTGTCGCATTGCTAAAAGTGCTTTTTATTTTATTTAATAATCCCAAGTACTCACCTCCTTAAATTAAACATAATAAAAGCACCTACTATCTAGTAAGTGCTAATCGTATTGATTTATCTAATTCTGACAATTGTTTGTCTAAATATCCTTCAATATTATCTACAGTATATGGTATTTCTATTAATGGTATATCATTTATTTTGCAATAATTTCTTTTTATGTTGTCATTTTCTCTTTGATATTTAAACATCTTCTCTCCACCGAAATATTCTATGGGTTCATAATGTTGTATTCCTTGATATTCCATTAATGCTATCAATTTACTATTATTAAATATTGCAAAATCAAATGGTAATGAACGCTCATTTTTATATTTTGCCATCTTATACTGACTTCTATATTTAATATGTTTTTTCCTTAAATACTTTCTAATCATCTTTTCACCTTTGCTTTCACTACACGCTGGGCATCCATGTCCATTTAATAAATGATTACCTTTCGCCATCCATATACTCCCGTCTATTTTGCATTTTACTTTTATCTTTTTAGCCATAACAAATACACCTCCGATAGTGTTTAGCTTGCCCGAATGTTTAATTTTATGTATGTAGGAAGAAGGTTCGGGCTTCCTTCTTGTCATTATGGGTAGCTAGTCCATAACTATCCTACATATAAATTATATCATAATTCTATATTATATTCATATATTCTTGGTAATTTCTTTCGAGCACAATGTAGGCATCCATGAACGAGGCAACACCATCAATCCTACGTCTTGGATTACTTGTTTTAACCAATGCAATATTGTCATTCCTGTCAACGCTAATCGCACTGTTCGAGAGGTTCCATTTGAAAATTGGGTTGTTTCCATAATTTATTCTTTTAGCTTCTAATTCTGCCTCTACTCTCTTTAAAGGGTTAGAAAAAGTCTTTGCACCTTGAACGACTGCTTCAGTTATCTTTCCAAAATTCTGTTCTAGTTCATCTATCAAATAAGTTGAACTCCAACTATCATAACCAATCTTGAATATATAAATATCCATATCATTTTGGACTTCCAAAAGCCACTTCGTAACATCTTTGTAATTAACTTTATTACCTTCACTTACTCTTAATAGGCCATCGTCTAACCATGTAGAATATGGTATTTTATCTTCTCTTGTTCTCTTTTCTAATAAATCACCTGGTAACCAATACATCTGTTTCACATACAGAATCGGATCATCAGGTACTCTAAATATTATCGTTGCGCAAGTTAAGTCTGTGGTTGCTCCAAGGTCAATTCCTGCAACACAATACCTAGGTTTTAATTTTTCTATATCAAATGTAGCTGTATTATTTAAGACTTCAAACGGTAGCCATGATTCTGAACTTGTTTCTCTTATATTAAATTCTTTACATACAAAATTCTTCTCTAGTTTTGGATTGTCGGCCACTCTTTTAGCTTTATCTTGTAATGCTCTTAATTTCTTGATAGTACCTAAACCTGGATTAGCCTTAATCCAATTATTTGCATCCCACCATTCAGCCTTTTTATCAAGTTCATAAATAAAAAACAAGGTTCTATCATCAACCTCGTTTCCTAATTTCATATTATTAAATTGTATTTCCGCCTCTTCATATATTTCATCAAATATATCTTCTCTAATAGTCCCAGCAGTAGAAGTCATAATAATCAATGGCTGTTCCCTTGCTGTTATACCATCAGCCATTATGTCATATAATGCTCTGCCATTTTTCCACTGATGCCATTCATCCATTATTACTACATGGATGTTTAGTCCGTCAAGGCTATCACTATCAGAAGCTAATGCCTTAAATACTCCATCATTAAAATCAGAATCAATCTCCCCTACTAATGTTCTTATTCTTTTTTTGAGGGTAGGGGATTTATTAACCATTCTCTTGGCTTCTTGCCATACTATTTTGGCTTGGTCTTTCTTAGTCAATTAGTATTACCCATAGGCTTTTTATCCTATGCTCTGGAGGTTTCCCTCATTCTCATTAGTTGGTCATTTCCAACTCAGTTTAGCGTACATTTTCAACCAATAAAAAAGATAACCTTTATTGGTTGCCGGGCACTCTTGGAGGAATTATATCTATTCATCCTCTACGCGTTACGGTGTCTCATAGCCTTTAGCAATCTATAAGATTACCTCGGTATTAGCTTGTTTAACATATTGATTAACATTTATTTGTGGGTTTATATTCCTAGTTTTTAATTCTCTTCTCAATGTATTTCTGCTAATGTTTAAAGTTTTAGCAATCTCATTTTGAGAATGCCCCTGTAAATACATTTTAATAGCAGATTCTATTTTATTTGTTTGTAAAATAGATGTCCTGTTTTTCAATTCTTCCCTCACATCTGGCATGATGTGCAAATATGACCTATTATACATAAGATTGTAAACTACATCATTGCTAACTTGATATTTATCTGCTATATCATTTATGGGAATTCCTTCTAATAAATCTATAATTATTTTTTCTGCAACATTATCACTAATTAATGTATTTGGATTTTTTTCACCACAATGCACTCTTAATTTTTTCTTTGTCGCATTAGCTTTATCAATAGATTCTTGAGATATAACTTTACCTTTTTGTGCAAGACTTATTTTCTTTTTATGCTCATTTGTAAATTTCCTACCTTTACCCTTCTCGCTCATTTTTAACCTTACTTTCTTTGTAAAGTTTCTATATCTCTGACCACCATACATCATATTATAACCTTTGTCATGGTTACAAGCGTCTAATTCCTTAATGTAATATCTTTCTAATTTATCAAGTTCTTCAATATTGCATTTTTTAATTAACTCTATCTTAAAAGAATCTTCTCCATACTTATCAAAGGCTCTTTGTAGATGTTCGTTATGATGGTTCCCATTTTTCAAACTGCTTAAATGTTTTTTCTTTCTTTTATTGTAGTTTACTGTTTGCCCTATATACACTTTTCCATCTATTAAATTTGTTATTTTATAAATACCCACAATCTTCATTACATTCACCTCACAATATTATTATATCATTAATATATTGCTTGGTCAATGTTTGTTTCTATATATTAAATTTAGCCTTCACCGATTTTACCCGATTTAAAGTCGCCACCATTCTAGCGACTGCATATATCTCAGGTCCGCCTTCACTATCACCAACTAATCCATAAAGACCCATAATTGAATCCAGTAAGGATTTACCATTCTTTTTCCCTACAATCAGAACTACCCTTTGGTGCTTTCTGTTCCCCTCTATGTCTATAAACCCATATACACTTGCTAAATATGCTTTTTCCCAAAGTTCTAATACTACCTTTTTACCTGCCATCTTGCCTTTGGAATGGCAGCAAAAGTTTTCAGCAAATTCTATTATATGGTTAGCTCTTTCGGGAGAATAGTACCACTCTTTATAACCATCTTCTTTAATCCATCTTACTATTTCCTCATATTGTTGATATACTTTTTTGCTTACTAAAGTTTTGTCATTTTGTATTTGCTCCCAGTATTCCAATATAGGATTATAATCATTAGGATATTTTCTAAATCCTTTCTTGCTTACAGTTGGTTTAGTCTTTCCAAATATAATATCAAGATCAGTACGTGAATATTTAGTCGGCTCTAGAATTAATGAAGTCTTCGAAACTGTCATCTTCCTCCACCACCTCTGATTCTTTAGGATGCAAATTGATTAATTTATCTATAATGTTTGTATATCTCTGCACCATAGTATTATAACTTTTTAAAGCAGGATGTTCTCGAAGGATAGAGTATTCGCCTTGTGGCATTTCATCTATTGGCCCATGTTTATCTATTTCGACTTTTAATTCTTGCAGAGTTATTTTCATATATGCAGCCTCTTCAATTAGTCCTTTAGCAGTTAACCTTTTGTTTCTGTCTATGTCTTTGAATAATTTAGTAAGTCTATTTATTTCGTTATTAACCAATCTATCTTTATCTATTTCTTTCTTTTTACTCATATCTTTCACCTGCCTTTTTTAGGGTGGGGGTTATGTGGGAACCTCCCGTGTGTTAAATGAAGGTGCACAGTTGGTATTCACTCAGCCGATACCCAATAAAAAATAAGGGGGGACTATGCTCGTTGCAATTACTAACTTGCATAAAAAAGACAAAGCAAATAGCCTTGTCTAATTATGTAATCATCTTCAATTATCCTGTTTCACCTTCATTTACTATACTATCCTTTTTTATACTATTACAATGATGGTGTGCTAACCTTACGTTGTCCCATGTATGAGTCCCACCTTTACTTATTGGTATTACATGATCTATACTTGGATAATCAGAACCAACTATAAAGTTATTATCTTTATCCAATATATAATCTTCCTTATTACATTCACCATTACATATATAGCATATGTTTTTATCTCTTTCAATTAACTTGTCCAATGTTATATCCCAATCTATCCCTCCGTTTTCTTTTATGATTTTTCTCCTATTTATTTCTTTTATTCTATTATTTCTTTTATTGATACACCTTTTGCTGCAAGTTTTAGTATCATTTCTATTAGTAAAATACATTCTGCCACATTCTTCACATTCTAAATAATATTTGTGTTTCTTTGCAATTCTCTTTAAACTTTCCACTTCCTCAGTTATTGTCATGCTTTGCTCTTTATTTATTATTCTCATCTGTTCTGTATATAATTTATTTAATATGTTTGTCAATCTATCTCTTAATTTGATTGTTTCATTGCAGTTACCACACTGGATATCTACATCTCTACTTGGTCTTATTACCTCAGTAGTATATGCAAACTTATATCCACAAGTTTTACATTGTATAACCATTTTGCCATGCCCATTGGTATAGCCACCTACATATTGAAAATCAGGATACTTCTTATCTATTATCTCTTTTACCTCTGCATCAGTTAATTTTTTATTTCTATGTTTTCTTATTTCAATATTAGATTTTTTCAAATAACGTTGAACTGTTGTTTTAGGTATATTTAATTCTTTAGAAATTAATCTTGCACCCTTACCCTGCTTGTACAACTCTACAATCTTGTTCATCTTTTCTTTTTTATCCATAATAAATACACCTCCGTAGTGTTGCCCGATTTTATATGTAGTGGGAAACAAGGTTCGGAATACCTTGCTTTCGACCCGTCGGTCTATCCCACATATATATTATATCATATTTATCCTTTATCCTCTACCAAATTACCTAAGTTGTCAAACCTTAGCCCTTCTCGTACTACTTCCTTCTCCACTCTATTATGCTCAATGCTATGACAAGTCGCACAAAGTAATTCTAATCTATCCCAGTTTAAAGTTATATCTGGATTGTTTATATTCTCTGGTGTTAGATATGTTTTATGATGTACTTCTTCCCCTGGTACATACTTGCCATTAGCTAGACATCTTTCACATAACCCATTGACTGATTGTTTATATCCTTCCCTACACTTCTTCCATTCCTTGCTGTTATAAAACTTTTTAGAAAAGTCTCTTGCCATTCGATCACCTCATCTCGTCACGAACAAACATAAACAAAAGAGCCCTATTAAGAGCTCTCTAATTCTTTTAATAATTTTATGAAGGAGATAAAGATTATATGATAAATTAATAACTCATCTGCATTTTTTTTCATCTACGCCTTTATTATTTTCCATAAGCTTTTCTATATAATTAGAGGAAAGGTTCTCTTTTCTCTCCTTCTTTAACTGCTTATAAACTTCTGGCTGCTGCGCTTTAATTGTTTTTTCTATCTTCAAACCTCTTCTCACACAAGCGTCAAAAGGAAGCCCACGCTTTTAAGCGTGTGGTTATTGACCGTTCCTGCTCGACTATATCTTTTTTACTTACTATCATATTACCACTTATAATTAACCTTGTTTTAATCTAAAATTAAAATATCTTTAATGTTTTCTATTATTCTTCTTTTTCTAGCACTACAGCCCTCCTCTGTCATGTTAAACCTTTGGGCCACTTTATAATTAGGTACTCGTTCAAAGTATCTTAATTCAATAAGTTTCCTATCCTCTTCGGTTAATATTTCCAAAGCATTGTCCACTTTTTTTATTTGATTTTCCTTACTGGACTTAATTGATTCCAAATATTCAATTCTTCGTTCTTTATCTAATACTTCATTTTCCACTGTAGAAGATATTTTATTCGTTTCACTTGTACTTTCTTGACTAGTATCAATTGCACTTACTCCAACATAAGTATTTTTTATATCTTCTATTTCAATTTCTATATTTTTAATCTCAGCTTTTAATTTTTTGTAATTATATAATAACCATTCTGCTTTTTTATAATTCATATTTTATCCTCCTAATTACCACCCATAGTCTTCAGGTAATCGTACAGGTAATACTAAATCTAATTTATTTTCTCCTCTAAATATCATAGAATTATAAGGACCTTTTAATTCTACTTTTACATTTTCTTTCTTATATTGATTTACTACTGCCAATAAATATTTAATATTAAATGCAATGTTAACATCTTCACCCATTTTAGATATTTCAATTTCATCTGTCATTATATTCATATCCGTTTTAGTTTTTATTTCTAATTTATTATCAGTAAATGATAATAAAATTAATTGTTCTTCTTTAGTCAACTTGTCCATTAATTTTAATGATTCTATTAATTTATTAGCTTCTAATGTTATTTCTGTTGAATGATAATCACGTATTATTTTTTTCACATCCATTAGATGATTTTTATACAAATTACCTTTGACTGTAAAATCTTCAAATTCAAATTTTACTAATTTGTCTTTATCCCAAGATACTTTAACAATGTTATCTGATTTTTTATCTAATACTTTTAAAAGTAATTTCCAAACCCCTGGAGATATTAAAATTTTTTCATTGCAAGTGAAGTTACCTTGTCTAACACTTAAATAATATTCATTCAATGCTATGAATTTGTTTTCTCTTATTTCAATTCCTTGTAATGCAGGTCTAGTTATATCATTACATGTTGCATAATTTGCTTCTAATAAATGGCTTAATTCCGATTCTTTAACTGTAAATAATTCATAAGATATTTCATCATTTATTGTATAAAAATCCTCTATTGACCCAGGCATATATTTTAATTCTTTACTGCCATGAGTGATGGTATTTTCTGTTATTGTTATTGAACCTGATTTAAAATTTTCTATCATTTTAAGTGTAGGTTCTGGAATCAATGTTTCTCCTGGCTCTATTACATCTACATAAAATTTTGATTCTAATTGAGTATGAAGGTTGTTCATGATTAGAGTGTCGTTTTTTATTAATAAACCTTTTTGAATATCAATATCTAATTTATTAAGTTGTAAACCTTTTTGAATATCAATATCTAATTTATTAAGTTGTAAACCTTTTGCAGTTTTTAACATATTTTGTAAATCTCTAGCACATATTTTAATTTTCATTATAAACTCCTCCTTTTTTTTAAAAAATCTGTAACAATTGATTTTACTACACTTGAACATGTTTTTTAGGTGTTTTTGTTACAGATTTCCTATATATATATATAAGGTAATATATTCATATTGAACTTACTCATTATGATTAAATACTAAGAAGTTAAAATATCTGTAACATCTGTAACAATAATCTTATAACCATTGATATTGCTAATCTTAATCGTGTTACAGATATCTGTAACAAGTTGTAACAATTAGTCACAAATTATTCATTTCTCCTATATATTCTTTTTTGTTTTCCATCTTCATTTCTTATAGTTTCATCTGAATTAAACCCTTGTTTTTTAACTTCCCTTCCAAACATATTTTTACTCAATGCTTTTAAACCATTTTCAATACACCAAGTTGAATATCTTAAATATGTTTCTTCTACTGTGTTACCCTCAATCTCATTCTCTTCTAAAAAAGCCACTACAGGATTATTTCTTTTCTCATATTCCTTTATTTCTTCTTCAACTGATGAAACTTCTGTAAATCCATTATTTTTAATAACTCTTTTTAGTCCTTCTATTGCTATATTTAATAAGTATTGCATACCTTCATCTGTAAGTAATTTATCTTTTATGAAGGGGTCAAAGTCAGCGTCTTTACTGCTAAACTTGGCATTGAAAGGCACTATTACAAGCCTCCTCATTAACCCATCTGATGTGTCATTTATTCTAGGCACTTCATTAGCACTAAAAATTAATTTACTGTAATTATTAAAATCAAATGGGTCCTTACCTTTTCTCTCTACGTTCACTGTTTCACCAGTAACTAATTTCTTAAATATCGCATTATCTTCCATATATTTAGATGAAATATCATCACCAATATTAGCTAATTTTCCATAAAGTTCAGCTGTTTTGAACCTTTGACCTAACTCTTCTAAGGATATTGAAGAGATATTATCATCACCTAAAAAATATTTTATTACATCCAAAAGTGTGGATTTACCATTACTGCCTTGCCCAACTAATATAAAACATTTACCTAATTCATTACGTCTTAAAAGTGTATATCCAATCATTTCTTCTAGCAGCTGACGCAGTTGTTTATCATTGCAAGCTATTTTATTAAGAGTTTTATCCATTGATTTATTGTAAGCTTCATGATTATAATTCACAGGTATTTTATTTTTAGCTATATAATCAGGGGTAAAGTCAATTAATTTATCTGTTTTAATATTGTAAAGGCCATTTTCTAATACAATATAATCTACATTTGATAATTCTTTTTCTTCTGCTATAAGTTCTAAGTACGATAATACTTCATTTCTTTGACTTCTTTTTAGAATAGGGATATATTTAATCATAGCCTTTTCAATTTCCACTTGGTCAAATGTATAAATTCCATCCTTGTAAATATGAAGTATTCCATTAATCTTGATAATATTTTCTTCATTTTTCAGATATTCAGCAAACTTATCATGAAGTAATGTACCTTTTTTAAAAAATACTGGTTTTTGAAAAGCTTCATCTCTTAAAATTGTTTCCAGTTCTCTTTCAGGTAAAGGATCCTCCAGGATATACTTGTTTATAATTCTGATAGTAGTACGAATATCGTCCGTAGATAAACCTTCTGATTGAAGTTTTAAAATATAATTAAATAGTGTTTGGTTTCTTCCGTCCCCTTCCCCAAGTGTAGAAAAATCAATTATATTTTTTCCTATAGGTTTTAACCATATTGGTAAAGGATCCATGGTATTAACTTCTTGTAACCATTTCCGCTCAGTACCATTAACTTTCAAAGGTACTACTGTATTTCTAGTTCCTAGTTTATAATCTAAAGTTAGTGATAAAGGACATTGATTTCCTATTTTGTTTGATTTAATATTAGTATTTTTAAAATAAAAATGTTTACCTCTAGTAGTTTTTAAAATATTGCATTGAATTTTTAAATCCTGGACAATTTTATATAATATTTCCGATTCTTTTCCATCATCTGAATCAACCATAATTACATCATCTTTAAGAATTCCTCCATAACTTTGTAAATGTTCTACTTCATCCAAAGGGTAGAAACTTGTCCTACCCTTAATGGATTCAGTTGGTCGCTTGCCTTTTGTTGGTATATATCCTTTAAACAAATTTTTTCACCTACTTATATACCTTTTTAGTTTGCTTATCTTTAATAGCAATACGTTCAATGAGTAGTAAATCCTTATCTTTTAAAATGTTTTTAATCTGATTTATAGTATCGTGTATTTCCTTATTTCTTTTACTTTCATTTTTTATCACTTCTGCAGCTGTTGGATCATATATTCCTGATTGATTTTCCCAATATCTATTCATAGTTCCACTTCCCCGCTGAATAAATAAACTTGTCCCAAACCTCTACATACTTACCTTTTAATAACTCTTCCAATACAATTTGAATTTTCTCTTTGAAACTTCTATAAGGAATAACTTCAGCCACGTTATAACTAATTTCATCTAACATTTAAATCAACTCCCACATGTTTATTTGGTCCTCAATGCCTGTAAAATCTTTTAATCTTTTCTTAGCCACTTTTATATACCAATCCCTGTCTAATTTTCTTGGAATTCTTTTTCCTTTAATGTCACCATTTAAAATGAAACATCTTTCAGGAGTACCTGCAAACTTTTCTGGATTTTTATCTTCTGATTTAAGTTTATATACTCCTTTATCATTTCTGGACCTCGAAGCGAAGACTCGTAAACATCTTTCATTCAGTATTGTATTTCCATACATAGCACATTTATATTTTGATGAAGCTTTAACTACTTTCTGAAATTGTAATAAATCATTACAATTATTTATAGTCTCCTGAACTGGTATTCCTTTTGTGAAATAATCAATCAAACTTCGGTTTACTATTGGTAAGTCATTATCCAGTGTTGAAAGTTTTTTAACATAAGCACCTTTACTTTTATAGCTGCCGTCTTCATGAATGACTACATAGTTATTAACATCTTTCTGAAATATCTTTGAAAATGTATCCCATTCAAGGTTTAAGCGTGTTCTTATTTCCCATTCATGAGCTACTCCCTGAATTATTTTTATATCATCTTCAGAATTAACTTTTAAAAATAATCCATCCGTGTTACTTTGAATCAACTTACAATATGGTTCTATGTGTTCTATAAGATCCAGTAATAAAAGTTGTCCTGTTATGCATACGTTATTTGCCATCAAAGGATCATACAGCTGATTATATTTATCTTTCATAGCTCCATAGGTACTATTGAGTACAATTTTATAAGGTGCCTGCATTGGATTTTTTTCTTTTTTAAGTTTTAATCTGGTCCTTTTAATTTCAGCGTATTTCTTTGGTTCAGATACATTACGTGAGAGATAACCATATTCAATCATTATGCTTGGATACAATGACTGGACATCACAATTTATGAATAGTCCTTCACCTTTGTATTTTTCTATTGCCCCATGAACACCGCCCCAGGCAAATATATGAGGTACTCCTGCAACTTCTGTTTCAAGTGATTTTTCATAGTTTCTGTTTTCAGGATTCTTATACCAATCAACTATATATTGATATTTTTTAATTTTAAGTGTATCAGGTATAGTAATATCAAATTCATCATTATATTCACGTCTTGAGGCTCCAAGAATTATTGCTGATAGCTGCGGCTTAGTTTTACCTATATATTGAAGTGGTAAATTGAATGTTTTTATTAATGACATTTGTGATGTAAATTCTTCTTTACGCTGAATAAAAACATTTATTGTATTCATTACATCAGATGTACAATATTTTATTGTTTCCTGAATCTCAGCAGCAGTTAATTTTCTATCAATATCAAATGGCACTGATGTTTCTTTGATATTGTTACCTAAGAAGCCTTCAAGCTGTTTTAATGAATGACCTCTATCTGTCATAACATCATAGTTAAATAATTGTATTTTATTAAATAATGAAGAATACTGCCATGCAGGTTTATGGTCTTTAATAATCCAGTCATTAACTTCTTTGGGATTGAAGTCTAATAATATGGATTTTAAGATATATTGGTCATATGAGCGTGAATTATATCCGCACCATATATTATCCTTGTGTTGTTCATAAAAACTTATAAGAGCCTTCCTATCGTTTATAATATGGCTTGTTTTATGAGTATCTGTATCCATAATTACAACTAACCAATCGTGCGTGAAAACTTCAAAATCGTAAAATAACACATTTATCACCTACTTTTTTATTTAATATTCCCCTTCTGATTTTTCCATCCAGCAGATGCCTATTTGACCATTAGTACCTATTCTTTTGCATTTATTATTTTTATATTCATTGCAATTTTCGCATTGATTATTTTTCTTTTTTAATTTTGGGAACATTTAATCACCTTACTTTTAAAATTAAGGGGAACATATCTCAGCTCCCCCTTTATTCTTTAAACGTCAAATACATCAGTA